TCGTACTTCCAAACACTCTATAATAACCGTATTAACGTAGGTGAAGTCATTACGGAAACCAAGTTCGTTCAAAAATCTTTTAACGAACGAGACCCGATGACTGGCGCAGATGGCGCGAAAATTAATTACAACGTCTTAGAGTTTCGGGATCGCCCTGCTCAAACGGATGAAGAGCAAAAGCTCATCGAAGACATCAGCAACTGGCTTGATGGTGGTTCAGGAGATCTGGTGGCATCTGCTCTACGTAGTACTATCTCCGGTGCTCATCTGGTTGAGTTACCTCTTGGAGAGGACCACGGGGCGATTAAAGAAGCTTTCATCGAAGCTAACCCGAAACGCCTAGAGGGTTCTGCCCCAGCTGGCCTTGCGGCTCTCCCCGCAAGTGCAGGCGCTCCTGGATCTAAGGTTGAAGCTCCTCCTGAGCCTAAGAAAGCTACAAGCAAGAAGGAGCTTACGGAGGATCAAAAAGCAGCCCTCAAGGCTGCGGGACTCGATTTCTGAGGTAAGCTCTACCTGGATTGTTCACACTAAGAGGCGCCCTCAAAGCGCCTCTTTTTTGTGCCTACAGCTCTAGGAGATCACCGAAAGAAGGTAGGTGCACACCATAAGCAACACAGTACTTGATAATGTTCTCTAGCAGCTTCGCTCGTATTAAGTAGTTGGCGTACACGACCTCAAGTACTTCGCGAGCTTCTTTGCGGCTAAGCTTGTCCATGCCATCTAAGAAAGCACGGTGTGTGAACTGCTGCTCAAGCGTTAGATGAGACCGCAGCTTGTCAACTAGCTCCTCAGCCATGACAAATTTCTATCGTGTACCTCGATACATCTTTGATCCTATTCGGAACGCCGGCTTGGTGGAAGGAGTGGTTCTTCTACCTTTCGACCCTGAAGGGGCTCTAGAGAAACAAGTCCGCAAAGCCCAAGTCGCCGATGTGATCAGCAACGGTTGCGAAGAAAACTTAGTTGACTTGGACTGGTGGACACAGCAAAAAGGAAACATCGATTGGGTTGTAGCAATTACACAAGGAATGAAAGACTACACAAAGTGGGTAACTGAGTGTGGACTACAAGCAGCTAGAAAAGGTGTGTGCATACTAGATAGACTCACCTTCCTCGAGCCCACACGGGCACGCGAAGATTTCTTACGGGACGCATCCCTCACAAACATTAAGATCCTGAGTCCAAGGCCATCCTTTCGTGCAGATGGTACTAATTCAAAGGATCCTGTGACCTCTGCGTGGTTTATATTTCAAAAACCAGGAGCAGCTCAAGTCAATACAACTATTGATTTCGAAGTAAATTGGCACCGCCCACAGGATCTCAAGCTATGAGCAAGCGTCTATTTCGACGGTTAGATCAGTTAATAGAGCTACAGAAAGAACAGAACCGTCAGCTCGATAAGATTACTGCATTGCTCGTAGGTCAACAGCTGCTCACTGAATGCGTTGACTACCAGGGCAACGCTCGCTCCCCAGAGGACTGCGCCGAGATCACCATCGAAGGTTTCTCAGCTGCTCTCTGTTTAATGGGCGAGCTCGACCAACGAAACCGTGAATATCAGTATCAAAAGTCTGAATTCTTTTTAGACGATGAGGATGAGGACGAAGATGATGAAGATGATGGTCCCGTTATGTCAAGTTCGTTCTAATATATTTAGGAATTGACACGTTAACTGTGTCCGATACAAGAGTAACGATTAACGGATTAAGGCATTATCTCTGTGATGGTGTTCCAAAACCGCTTCCGTCCGTAACATCTGTTCTTAGCGCCACTCAAACCGAGACAACGCGAAAGAAACTAGCTCACTGGAATCTCATGAATCCAGGAGCTGCTGATGCTGCGGCGACTAGAGGTACGTGGATTCACAACAGCGTAGAAGATTATCTTCGTGGCCTTAGGGTAATTCCATCAGAACAATATAAACCATACTGGGAAGGAGTTCCTGAGCTACTCGACGAACTCTTAGAAGGTGGTCGTGTTCTTTGGAGCGAAAAGCCCTTCAATCAACCACGCTGGTCTAAGTACGTTGGAGATGACGGAGTTGGTCGCATACATTACTACGATGAATCTACAGGACACGGTTACGCTGGTTGTTGTGACCTTATCTACATGAACTCGAATGCTGAGATCGTGCTAGCTGACTTTAAAACCAGCAACGGCCCGTACTCGGCTCGGTTCCCCAACAAGAATCAAAATATCGACGAAAAAACAAAGAAGGCTCTTATATCAGGAGTATTCAAGACAAAAAAAACACGGCTTCAACTGGCGGCTTACAAACTAGCGGCAGAAGCTTGCCTCGGCATTAAAATAGTTAAGACGCAGATTATCGTCACAACCGCCATTAAAGAATTTAATACTCAGATATTTACTTTTGGTTCTGAAGAAGTTGAAAAGGATTGTGAGAGTTGGCTTCAAGTTCTAAAAAACTACTACGAACTTCACCCTCAGGCGTAGAATCAAACCCACTCGACAGCGCTCCACGACAGGCTTCTTCAACCTGTCTTAAGGTTCGCTCGCCCCAAAACAGGCCATACTAGAGGCGCTCAGCGACATCCCATGAAGTTCATTTGCTCTGTAAACCTCGGGGTCGTCCCGCACCTCGACCCTGAGCTGGGCAAGATCGCAACGAATGGGAACTTCACGGCCTTTAACTCAGGGTGGGACTCGTGCGAGCTTGAAACAAATGAGCTCGCAGAAATCCTGGGTAAGCAAGCCGGTCTTTGTGCGTGGCACTTGCAAGACGGTAAACGACAAAAAAATCAAACTGGAGTTATTAAAGCCGGTTTGATTATTGTCGACATCGACAACCAAGCTGATCACAAAGACGAAAACGGAAACAAGGTACAAAAACAAGAACTCACAGTAAAAGAAGCCCTAGAACTCGACATATGTAAGAAGTATTTAACTCTGGGCTACTACAGTCCTTCTACCGCTGAAGGGTGGCCACGCTTTCGCCTGGTCTTCGGGCTCGAAACTACGGTCATCAATCCTGGTTTTTACCAGTGGTTCTGTAAACAGATCTACGCACAGATTCCGGGGTCCGATGTCAGGGCGACAACGATTCCAAACTTGTTCTATGGACCCAAAAATTCTGAAGCGATATTTGCGGCGCCAGGACGTTTCATCCCAACTGAAAAAATCAATGAAGCGATCCAGGTTTTTGCTGCGCTGCCTCCTGACGAGAGTGGTCTGGGAGGAGAGCCGATTGAGTACTTGAACCAAGTAACCATCCGACAGAACGGAATGGACTTAGTTCGCCTCGTTTCCAACACAGTTCGTTCGGTTCTCGACGGTGAGGAAGTGGGTGACCGCAGCTCAACGATGGCTGCAGTTTTTAAAGAGTTGTTGGGATGGGCTAACTGGTGCGCGACACATGAGATAGCTCTATGCGTCTCACCCTTGACAGTTGCACAGGATGCGTTCTATAACATCTATGGTTACCCGCACGACATCGATGGCAAGTTTGAACGCATCCTGAATTCCATCAGGAATCCTGAAGAGCTGCAGCCCGCAGTCTCGCTGGCTTCTGAGTTAGGTGAATTAGGCACCTGGAAAAAGATTCGCCGAATCAGTCGGTCCGTCTTTGACACCCACGCCTCTAACGAGGTCAAGGCGGCCCTCGAACAGGCCAAACGCGAGGCAGCAGTCAACGCTGTTCTCGATATGTCTGAATTCGATCTCAGCTCTGCAGAGCCTGAGACATCAACATCAAAACCCAAATCAAAAGTTAAAACTAAAGAGCAGGACATGAACGTTCCTTCTACCCCAAGTCAGCTCGTCAGCCTTCAAAGCGGCACAAGAAATCGTGAGTTCTCGGAGAACGATGTAGCCGACATTATCGTCACTAATCAGGGTGATCAATTTATATACGACAGCTACTTAGATCAGTTTTATCACTACGATGATGATCAAGATATCTGGTACCACCAAGACGAGCAGCATATCAAACGCCGTATTGTTAAAGCGCTTGATTCGTTTGTGACAGCTGGAGTTCTTGCCAAGTACAACGCGGCAATGATCAACAGCGTGTTTTCAATCCTGAAAGCCAAGCTCCTGAAGTCTGCAGACGGAGGTCGTCGCAGCATATGGAGTAAATCACGCGGCTACATCCCGTTCAGAAACGGTGTGCTTGACACAACGACGCTTGAGTTTGAAGAAGGTCAACACAAAGAACTTTATCTTCGTCACAAGCTTCCCTACGACTACAACGCTAAAGCTCAGTGCCCAGAGTTCATGCGTTGGATTACCTCGGCATTAGATAAAGGTCAAGAACTTTTGATTCAGGCTTTCGCTCGGGCGCTGCTAACCGGCTACACCGCAGGCGAGAGGTTCCTCCACCTAGTTGGCCCTGGTGGTACAGGTAAGTCAACCATGCAGCAGCTCATGGTGGCTCTCGCTGGCTTCCACGGCACTCATACGTCGAGCTTGGAAGTCATCGAAACAAACAAGTTTGAGAGCTACAACCTGATTGGCAAAAAACTTTTACTGCTGACGGACGAATCAAACTACAACCGTCGCATGGACGTGCTTAAAAAGCTGACGTCTGCTTCCGATACGTTGCGAGCTGAGCGCAAGTACGGCAAAGAGATCATCAGTTTCAAGCCTGAATGCTTGGTGTGTATTGCTAGTAACGAACACATCACCTCTAACGACTCAAGTAGTGGTCTTGAGCGTCGGCGTCTAACAATCGTTATGGATAAGGTTGTAGACCCAAGCCTACGTAAGGAGTTGATCAGCGTATTCGATGATCATATCGAGGGTGCTTTTGTTCCCGAAATGAGCGGAATTGTGACTTGGGCTTTGTCGATGGACTACGCCACGATGAAAGACGTTCTGGCTAACCCGACTAAGCACGTACCATCGCTCAACCGCACCAACATCGAAGCACTGCTGTTCAACAATCAGTTCGTAGCTTGGTTGCACGACTGCTGTCTATACGCTCCGAACACCGTAAGCCCCGTGGGTCAAGGTGCACGCAAGCCAAACACCGACGAAGCTGAGAAAGGTATGTATGTAGCCAATGCTTATGGTGCGTTGTATCCTAGTTATGCTAACTTCTGCAAATCTTGTGGCTACAAACCTGCAGCAAAACATCGTTTTGTCGAACGCACTAAGGAAGCCATGGTGAACATCTTGAAGCTTCCAAATGTAAAGATAGTGTTGAACGATGGTGTTGCCGGCATTAAAGGGCTGCGGATTAAAGCATATGACCTACAATCCGACCGTGCGGCGAAAGGGCCTGATCGCCTCCCCAGCCCGGTGGAGTTTGCTCAGGACACAAGCAGCAACCGCTGGGATACAGCTTTCCAAAAACATGATCCGGTTAAACTCTAATCTGACCTTGGCAGTGGTTGCTTCCGCTGCTGTAGGAATCACCACGGCCATCACGGCTCCTCAGTTTGTAGGCGCGTCCTTTGCTTTTGCTGGCGGTCTAATCGGGGTGCCGGCATTGCCCGAGAGCGTGCTTTAAAACAGAAGCAAAGCGAGGAGACACTAAACCGTGTAACAGCTTGCTTCGCGACCCTATACGAGTCAAACCGTGGGATCGTCGACCCGATGCAGTTGAGCGTGTTAGCCAATATCCCCGGAGATCAAGCCTATGCTTTTCTTTCGGGATTAGCTGAAACAACAAACGGACAAAAAATAACTGTCAAACAAGGAGGAGGAGCTGTCTTTGCTTTCCCTCACTCAAAATCGGCACTCGATGAACTGACTGCTAATGCACGAAAGTGGGCGGAAGCGCAGACACAGCAACTTAGTGCGGAACTAGATCAACACAAGCAGGCTTTGCAGTACATCCAACTACAGCAGGCTGCTGCCATTATGCCAAAAACCCCTGCGCCTCGTGTGGAGCCAAGTCCTTGGGAGAATGTAGCTCCCCCGTCGTAGTCATTACCACTAATCACCCATGACACAACAACATCCCATCACCCCACCGCCGGAGCTGGTGCAGCAGTGGCTAAAAGAGCGCACACTTCTGAAATCACAGCCTTTGGCTCACACCTACCTAGCCACCCGCGCTG